CTTTGCGGTTGCGGTGGAGGACGTTGTCGACGGCCTGGATGAGGTACGTGTTATCGCCGAAAATGATGCGCATGCCGGGCTTGATGACGACCGCCGCGCCAGGATGGCGGATGGTAAGAAAGTCGCTCGACACGGATGCCAAAGTGTTGTTTTGGAACGACTCCCTATAGGTCATGCCGCTGGGCCCGTCAATCTTGGCGTGGGTGGTGAGTACAACGGCCCACGCGGAAACGGGCTGCCCGGCGGCGTCGCGCGTGTCGGTGGCGGCCTGGATCTGCACCAGGTGGCGCAACTCGCCGGGGTTGATGATGCATGGATCAGCAACAAAGAGAGCCATCAGTCAGCCTCCGAGTCAGCTTTCAGGCGCGCCTTGAGTGCCGGCAAGAACCTTTGAATGGTGCGATCGTCGACCGCGTGATCTTGCCGCTCGTCAAACACGCTGCGGGCAACATAGCCAACGCCATCGACCCGGCCCAGGGCGATCCGCTTGTAGTATTCCTGGCGCGATTTGGTGCAGTAGTGATTGATGCGCAGCAGAGAGCTGGTGTGCGCCGGCGAGTGGGCACCGGTGACCTTGACGCCGTTCTCGTTAAACGTGGAACCAGATACTTCGAAGTGGTGGGCATCGCCGCGCACAGCAACCTGACGGGCCATGCGCACGACGCTCTTGATGTGGGTGTTCACGTGGTGGTGATCGCCGGGGCGCAGAGTGAAACGCTCGATGACCGGTTCCGGTGAGTACTCCTCGCGGCCGGATGCCCCAAAAATGAGCCAATTGACGCCCACCGCGCCCCAGGCATCGGGCAGCGTGGCCAGCGCCTTCGGAACAGTGGCGAATTTAGGTGAGAAAAGGAACTCATCGATATCGATAACGGCCAGCCATAGAGCTTTTCCGCGCTGCTTGGCGAAGCAGTCGCGATACGCCGGCCCTTGACAATTGCCAGGCATCGACCAGTCGGTGACCTCGACCAGGCCGCGCTCGACGTAGGGCTGTAGGACGCTCTGCCAATCGTCATCGCTGCGGTTTTGATAGAGATAAAATTTCTCAACGCCCATGATGCGGTGGAACTCAATCCACTCCTGCAGATATGGGGACTCATTGCGGAAAATGGCGCACACCGCCAGGGGCAGCATCCCGACGAGAGCGGAGGCCGTTGGCGGAGGCGCGGACGATCCGCGCGAGGTGACTAGAGCCGGACTGACGATGCGATACCAGGTGTCGCCGTATTTGCGTCTGAGAACCCGGACCATCTCCTCCTGCGCGCGGGCGCCGTATTCTGCCTGATTCGCCTGCGACCCGTGCTCTCTATGGACGATGCGCGCACGGTCGGTGAGGATACTCTGGAGACCGGCCTGCTTGATCCGAAAGCCGTAATCGTAATCGATACCCCAGCCCAGCGTGCACGCAAGTTCCCAAAAGCCGACCCTCTCAATCGTCGATGCCTTAATCAGCGTGGCCGTAGGCTCAAGCCAGGGAACGATCTGCGCCGGCGCATTGGCGTTGCGCATGTGCGGATGCGGCGAGTTGTGCTGAGGTGCGATCTGCGCATAATGATCCGAAGAAAAAAGCACGGCGACCAGATCGGCGAGAACACCGCCGCCATCATCAAAGGCGATGTCGGAGTTGAGAAACCAGTACGCATCGTAGTGCCGCGCGGCGGAAGCGATCTTGTAGCCTTCGTGCATTCCGCGCGTGAAACCGATGTTGATGGGAAGGTTATGAGTGACCGACGCGGGGGGCGCGCTGCTGCCATTATCAATAACGAAAACATCCTTGTCGGGATAAACGAGGACTTCGCGCAGATAGCGGGCCAGGGCATCGGTCATGGCCGCGGTGTTGTAGTTGAGGACGACGATGGCGATAGATTGCATCAGCGCGCCCTCTCAAGTGCCCCATAACTAAGGCACGAAGTAACGGAAAACGGAAACTCGGCATCGGAAGAGGACCCGCGCTCGAACGGAATGCGATGCTCAAACCATGCACTGATGAGCATCTGCATACCCATCTTGACGCGCGCGCCAGACCCGGCCCAGAACGGCGAGGCATTGGTGTAGCCGGACGTGTGGCGGACCAGGATGGCCGACGATGGAGCTGGCGTGAACGCCGGCCAGGAACGATTCCAGGGCGGCGTGACGATGGCGGGCTGCTTGGCTATGTCGACAAAGTAATCGGCGGGCGTGGCCATCATGGTAACGGCGCCGGTTAGGTCAGTGTATTCGACCAGGTCGACGGAAACGCAGGGCGCGCGCAATTGGATACGGTATGCGGGCCAGTAATCGTAATGCAGGTCCCACTGTTTCCGGACCAGGTCGCGGTTCTGGAAAATCTCAGCTTGCTCGCGCGCGGCAGAGATCATGACGCCGATCTGCGCATCCTGGCCGGTGTCGCCCGCGTCGATGCGGAGATAGTCTTTCACATCGGTCACCGCCACCGGTTCTACGAACGTCTGCGCAGGATCGGTATCGGTGAGGCGCAATGTTCCAAACGAATCAAAGTTTGAGTCGTAGGGCGAGATGTAGGGATAGCCGTAAGGAAAGTTCGTCATTGCGGAGCTCCGAGAAATAGTTCTCAGTTGTCAGGCGTCAGGCGTTAGGAGCGCGGCCGTAGCCTGGCTGGCTTGGTTTCGGCGAGTGTGACAACTTTAGTCTCGTAGACTCTCGGAGGGGCGTCGATGCGGTAAAAGGGGTTGGAAGCAACTTGTGTCTCTATGACGACATCTCCTTCAGACACCGAGTGGTATGGCCGGTCAAGGTTGGGATTCCTCATCGTTTCCAGCGTAGCTAGCGCGATCGCGACGCTGTTCACTGTCAAGGTTTCGGTTTCTCCGTCAAACTCAATCCGCATGGCAGTTCTCCAACTTCGCAGATATCGGTTCAACCCGGCGGGGCCCGGCAAAAGGCCCCGCCCGATTGAGGTTGAGGTTTAGCTGAAGGTCCCGGATACGAATGCGTTGGGACGCTTGACGATGAGCGCGACGCGCTTTTCCGCGCGGATCGCGACCATGTTTTTCTGGAAGAAGTCCGCGTGCTCGGTGGAGATCTCCACCTGCATGCCCATGCGGTCGCGAATCTCGGCCGCAGGGGCCACGCCGCTGCCAACCAAGAAGTGGCCGACAGTCATGGAGGTTGTGGGGACGACGTCGAGGCCCCACAGGCTGGGAGCCACAGCGCTCTGCGGATCGCCCAGGATGTAGCGGCCGTAGGAGTCCTTGGTCAGGCGGATGGCCCACCAATCGGCCACGTTGAGGACGATGAAGGTGGGATCGATTTCCTTGGCCTGTGCGATCTGGGTGATGGCGTGGCCGAGTTCGTCGATCTTGTTGTCGCCGAGCGCGTTGAGGTACGTGTTGTACACGGCCGCCTGCGGGATGAGGCCGTGCAGGTTTTCGCCGCTGTCGTCGCCGGTGAGCATCTGCAGCTCTTCCTCGAGATTGACGTAGTAGGGCAGCGACGTGTTGATGTAGCCGGCCAACTCTGTGAAATCGTCGAGGATCTGCTTGGTCGCCGGGATGAACGTGGCGATGGTGCGAACCTTCTCCGACGCGGTGGCGAAGGTAACCGCGTTCTCGACGATGGCATTGCCTTCCGCCGTCATGGTGGCGTTGGAGGGCGGGGTGACTATCTTGATGAAGTCGACGAGCGCGAGTTGCGTGGGCCGGGCGACGAGCATGTCACGCACGCGCAGCGTCTGGCGCGCTTCACGGGTGATGCCGGCGATGCGGTCGATGGTGAGGACGCCCGACGTGGCAGCGCCCACGGCCGCGGCGGTGATGGTGGTTTTCTGTTCGAAGCGGTTGGACTTGACGGTGATGGTTGCGCGGCCGGAGCGGTTCTTGATGAGGCGGGCAACGTCTTCGTTCGACTTGAGCTCTTCTTCGAGCGAAACTTCAGGCGCTCCGCCGTTGTGCTTATCGGCCAGCTTGAGGTCGACGGCGTCAATCTGCTTCTGCAGCTTCTCGACGGCGGTTTTGGTTTCAGTGAGCATCGTGCCGAACTGGGTTTTCTCTTCGGCGGCCTTGGCAACATATACCTTCAGATCGGTCTGAAGGGCGGACAATTCCTGATTGAGCTCCATTAAGGAAACTCTCCTTTGCGTGGATTTGGGTTGCGGGTTGGCTCGCAGTGACGCCTACGAGAGGAGCGCCCTCATTGCCTTGAGGGATTCGGCCGCCGAGTGGAGAGGATCCGGCTCGGACTTTACTTTCATCGCGGCTGCAGACTTGGAAGTGGTGTCTTCGGAATCATCTTCCGGATCGTCGCCGGCTTCCGCGCCAAGCAGTGCAGTCAACAGATCGAAAGCGGACTTCATATGGCCATGGCAGTCGCCAAGCGTGCCTTTGGTGGCGGCGCTCAGGGTGCGGCCTTCCTTGGTTTCGCGCTTGCCGGCCCAGGCCTTGGTGTCGGTGCCGTACCTCTCAGCGAGCAGATCGAGATATTGGGGCAGGTACTCCATGTAGACGTCGTGGAACTGCTGCAGCACGGTCTCCGCCGCGGAGATCATCTCATCGCGCTTCCCTCCCGAATACCATGGGATCTGAGACAGCGCGTCCTGCAACGCGTAGATCATCTGGTAACCAGCGTCGGATATCTGGCGCTCGTTGAGTTCCTCGTTGAAGTCGCCCTTCGCTTCGCCGCGCGCCTTGACGTCGGCCACCAGAGCCAGCGTGTTCATGGGGAAAGTAACGATAGACCCCTCGTAGAGACGTATCTCTTTCAGATGACGCACGCCGTCGATAACCTGAGCTTTTATGGCGTCGTAGCCGATCGACAAGCCCCTGACGATTTTGGCTTTCATCAACAAATAAGCCTTCTTCGCCTCGGGGATATCGAGCAGCAATTGCCCTTTGCACCACAGTCCGTCCGGGCGGTCATCGAGCAGCAGTTGGCCAATTGGATCCTTGACGCCGTGCTGCCAAAGCGCTATCAGTTTCCCCTCGTTCTCCTGGATTGTTTTGGTATAGGCGCCTGGCTCGACCAGGTCGCCGCCCTCGTCGATGTTGTTGTAGGGAGACAGGCAACCCTCAAACGATCCATCTTCAGTGAGGTTTTTTACCGCCATCCGAAACTGACGTTGCTTGTTTTTCATCTTCGCTCCTGATTCACGTTTGGGACTGTTACTTGTCGCCGCCAACCTTGATGCGGGCCGCGGGGGTTGCGCTCTGCATGTTCTGCACGGGCGCGAGATTGACCTGAACGAAGTGTTCATCGCCGCCAGCAATAGGATTCTTTCCTTCGTGGTGCCGCACTTCATTGATAGACTCGATGCCATTTTGCAGAGAGGTTGCATATCCGGCCATGCGGGCCTGGAAGTCCGCGCGCAACAAGGCGCCGAGATCGTGACGGAAGAAGAAACCCTGCTCTTTCTCGTCGGGCGTAAGCACGCAGCGCCAGAGTTCCTGCTCCCAGCGCGTGAGGTGCGTCATCAACGTGAAGCGTACGAACTGATCGGCGAGCGCTTCGATGTTCGAGAAGGTCGCCTTGGAGAGATCGCCGACGATGGTGGGGAAAACAGAGAACCAGCGGCAAATTTCTGGGATGGTAAACATGCGGCTCTCAATGAGCTGCGCATCGGCCGCCGAGAGACCGATGCTCTCGTAGACCAGGCCGCCTTCGAGGATGGGGGCTTTGTGCGGATCGGAATAGGTCTTTTCCCAGTCTGCGCGGAATTTATCCGCGTCCTGGTCGTTTTTGAATTTGGCCGGATGCTTTAGCACGTAGGGGACGCGGCCGCCCTTGGCGTAGAAGTTGGCGACGTTGCGCTCTTGCGCGATAGCGGTGCCGATGGACTGGCGCGCCATAGTGATCGGACTGTAGCCGCGGACCCCGTCCCACCCGAGGCCGCGGAGATGGAGGATGTCTTGCGGCTTGTCGCGCTGGACAGTGTAGATTTTGTCGGGCTGATGCTCCTCGCGCACGACGTAGACAAGGCGCTTTTGCCCGGTCTTTTCGCGGTCGGGGAAAACCATCTGCGGCTGAATCGGATAGAGTTCAACCGCAGTCCCCGTCCCGGAGCGGCGCACGATTTTAGCAAAGCCATTGCCTTGCAGAACGGAATGCGATGTGAGCAGTTCAGTAAAATTCTGCGTGGTAATTTCGCAGTTTGGAGCGTATTTCAACGCCGCGTACATGGGATGCTTGAGCGCCAGCTGTTTGGTATCGCCGGAAGCCTGCATCATGTCGAGGCCGAGAAATCCGACGGATTCGGAGATGACTTTGTTACAGGCCCAGACGGCGCTGAGACCCATGGCTGTTTCGGTCGAAACCGGCTCGCCCGACCAGGCGGGAAGACCCCCCGAGAGCGCGGAGTAGATGCCGTAGTAGCCGTTGCGCGCGTACCAGCCGGCGCTGATCGTGTCGAACGCGAACGCGGCGGCTTTCGTCATGCGCCTGGCCGCGCTCTTGATTGTCTTGAACATTACACGCTCCGGACTACGGGAGAGATAAAGTCGCCTATTTCCTCAGGCGCGACAATGGCGCGCGCCAGGGCCGTGATCGTCGCGGCGATGCCGTCAATCTTTTCGCGACACAAAGTCTTGTCGGGCTTGATGCAGCCCGCTGCATCGAGGGATACGATCACATTGGAAGCCATCCAACGAAGTACGGGGTTACCGCCATGCGCGAACTTGCGCGTAAGTACTAACTCCATCAGCCGCTTGGTTGGCGCGTTGAGACTAAGGAAACCCTGCCGGATGGGAACCATAGTGAAACCGTCGCCGGTGAGTTGGGTGACGAGCTGCTGCGCGTTGTAGGGGTCGTAGGCGATCTCCTGAATCTCAAACTCGCCGGCGACCTCATTGACCTTGGCCCGAATGAAGTCATAATCGATCACGTCTCCATTCGTGAGGATGAAGAGTTTTTGACGGGCCCAGACGTCGTAAGGGACGCGATCGCGCCTGCTACGCTTCTCGATTGCCTCTCTCGGCAGAAAAAAGAAGGGAAGTATCGACCATCTGAGATCGTCTTCAAATGGCGGAAACAAAAGCCCTAACGCTGAGATATCAGTCGTCGTCGAAAGATCTAGAGCGCCGGTACATTTGCGGCCACGCAGGCTTATGGGATCGACGACAAAGTTGCACAAATCCCACTTGTCCATTGGCATCCAGGCGCTATGGCCGGATGTCCAAACGGACAGCTGGTAACGAAGAAATGTGTTAAGGGCTGAGGGGTCATTTTCAGCCTGAGCCGCCTGGCGGCGCATCTCCTCGATGCGGATAATGGTGCCGAGCGCCGGCGCCGCTTTGATCCAGTTCTTTTCATTCTTCCAGCCGTTGGGATCCTTGATGTCTTCGCCGTCGAGACCGCAGATCCACCCAAACCAGGTGTCATCTGGAATGATGCCCTGCAGAACCTTGGCGACGTACTCGCGTTTGTTCCAACAAACTGAATGGCGGTCATAACCACTGTTGGTAATCGCAAACATCAGCGAGTTCGGACGCTTGCCCGACGCCGAATCAAATACCTCCCAAACTCCTGAGCTCACATGCGCGTGAAGTTCGTCAAGGACCGTAAACGACGGACGCTTGCCGAGAAGATTTTTGTCCTCAGAAGACACCGGCTCGAAAAACGAAGCTGTCTCCTGGACGCACATATTACCAACGCCGCACTGAATCCGCTGGCGTAGATAGTCGGAGTCCTCGACCATCTGCTTCGCATTGTTGAATACCACCTTCGCGGTGCCTTTGTCGGTGGCCGCGCTATAGACCTGAGCACCCGGCTCGCCAAAAGCATACAACTCGTAAACAGCGAGGCCGGCCGCTAACGGGCTCTTGCCGGTGCCGCGTGCTTGTTCAACATAGGCGTATTTGTAACGACGGAACTTAGTGGCTTCCCATTTCCATCCGTAGAGGATCCAAAGCATGGCCTGCTGGTCGGGCCGGAGTTCGAACGGCTTGCCGGCCCACGCTCCCTCATGGTGGCTTAGGAAGAGCGGAAAGAACTCGATGACGTCTTGAGCGGCCTTGCGATCGAAGACCAGGCCGCGGGCTGGACCGTCGACCAGGTCGCGTTGATGGCGCTCGATCTGGAGACGGACAAACTTCGATGTGAGGATCCGGCCGGCGAGAACATCCGCGATGTACTTTTCAGCAACACTGCGGCGCTTCGTCATATTATCCGGGTCTCATCTTCCTTCGCATGTACTCGGTGCGCGGATCGGCGGCCGCAGTCGCCTTGGGCGCCGAAGGGAACGTATTGACCCGCGACCGATCAGAGGGGTTGAGACCGCACTTGCCGCAGAGCCGGCCGAGCTCGGCGCGTTCGCCGGGCTTGATGACGCGCTTGATCTCCAGCAGCTTAAGCTCGCAGATGCTGGCCACCGTCCAGCGATCGGCTGATGTGAGCCAGGGTGCCATCGTCGCGACCTCGGCCCAGAGCTCGCGGAGCTGCTCATTGTCGGCGCTTACCTTCACGCTGGATGCGTCGGGGCGCAGAGTCTTGGCGATTTCCCAATCGAGGCCGAGGACCGTGGCAACTTCGTTGGCGTTGCGGCCCTCCGCGAAAAGAGCGGCGGCCTGATCGGCAGATGGATGCGGACACCAGCGCGCCGGCGAATCACCGAGACGTCCATCGGGCCGGGGCTCTCCCGCACGCTCTCTGGCGCGCTTAGGATTCTTCTGAAACGCGCCGGTAATCGCAAGAACGTTTGTGGGTTTGCGTGGCCTGCCAGCCATTTCGGTCACCTTTTCAAAGGCTGCGTGGTTATCGATGCGCTAGAGGAGCCTTCCCTCGTCCTCAGTGCACTCCGCAGGAACTGGATTGATGCTTGGTCGGTTCTATTGGAGATTTCGGGCAAAACTTCCATTTTGTGGACGCGCGAGGACCTT